GTGAAAAAAGAAAAAAACAAAATACGGAAAATGACCAAGGCGGACATGGTTGCCATTGGAACCTACCGGACGGAGTTTGATGCGGCAATTGACCGATATGTTGAGATGCGGATTCAATTTGAGTTATTAAACGAGCGGTGGTATGATGAAGGATGCCCGTTCACAGAAATGTACACAAACAAAGCCGGTGCAACCAACGAGCGAAAAACGGCGTTATATCTCACGATTGAAAAGCTTCGGGATGAGCTGACAAAAATAGAAAGTCTATTCGGGTTGAATCCGAAAGGCTTGAAAGAAATCAAGAAGAAAGGTTTAGAGCAAAGAACTGCATCAGCTCTTGACAGGCTACTGAGTGGATGAAGAAATATAAAAACTGGGATGTGGCGTTTGGTTATGCTGAGGATGTTGTTTCCGGAAAGATACTGGCGAACAAGTACAGAATCAAAGGTTGTCAGCGGTTTTTGGATGACATTGAAAGTAAGCGGTACGACTTTGACCCAAAAGATGCAGAGTTTGTGATTCAGATTATCGAAAAAACATTTTGCCATCAGCAAGGAGAGGACAAGGACGGAAATCCTTTGCGTGGTACACCGTTTTTATTGATGCCGTTTCACAAATTCATTATTTATAATTTGCTTGGTTTTAAAATAAAAGGCACAGAAATCAGACGGTTTCATGAGTGCCTTATTTTTATACCAAGAAAGAATGTAAAGACATCTTTTGCCGGAGCTTTAGCTTATGGAATTGGTATTTTGAACAGACTTTCCGGATCTAAAATCTATGTGGTTGCGGCAGGATTAAAGCAGACGATGGAGACGTTTCAGTTTGTAGAATATAACATCAGGAATATGGGTGAGCATGACGAGGATGGCGGACATTTCCACATCATTGACAATAACAATGAGCATTCGGTTACAGCTGACAATATCGGCGGCGGAATGTTTGAGTTATATGCCTTGGCGGCGAATCCGGATGCACAGGATTCGTTCAACTGTAATGTGGCAATAGCGGATGAAATTCACGCCTTTAAAAAGCCCAAGCAGTACAATCTTTTCAAGGAAGCAATGAAAGCATACCGGAACAAGCTTATGATTGGTATATCGACCGCAGGAGATGACCCGAACAGCTTTTTAGCACAGAGGGTAAGGTATTGCAAAAAGGTTCTGGACAAGGAAATCGAGGACGAACAATATTTCATCTTTATTTGTGAGGCAGACCCAACAATCAATGAAAAAGGCTCCGAGTTTATCGACTTTACCAATCCGAAGGTGCATGAAATGGCAAATCCTGCATACGGGCAATCGGTTCAGCCGGAGGACTTGATGAATGATGCAATGCAGGCACAAAATGACCCACAGCAGAGAAAGGATTTTTTCGCAAAGTCGTTGAACGTCTTTACCAGCTCGTTAAAAACATACTTTGACATGGGTCTTGTCCGCTCCTCTGATGAGCGTTATTCCTGGACGATAGAGGAGCTTGCAAAATTGCCGATTGTCTGGTATGGCGGTGCTGACCTTTCCAAAATGCACGACTTAACCGGTGTTTCGTTGCATGGACGATACAAGGATGTTGACATTGCAATCACGCATGGATTCATCCCGGTTACGGTTGCCTATCAAAAAGCAGAAGAGGATAACATTCCATTCTTTTGGTGGGAGGAGCAGGACTGGTTGACACTTTGTAATTCTGCGGTGATTAATTACGATGACCCGGTGAAGTGGTTCGTGAAAATGAAAAAGCTGGGTTTCAAAATCAAGTGGGTAGGCTATGACCGCAGATATTCCCGTGAGTTTGTCCTTGCTATGAAGAAAGCCGGGTTTAAAGTACGGGACCAGATGCAACGGTATGTAGAAAAAACCGAAGCATTTCGGGAAATTGAAAAGAAGTATATTTCCGGGCAGTTTTATTATCTGCACAATAAGGCTTATGAGTATTGCATTGAAAATGTCCATGCGATTGAGGACAGTGACGATTTTGTGAGGTTTGAAAAGGTTGAGCCGACACAGAGGATTGACCTGTTCGATGCAGATGTTATTGCAACAAAGCAAATGATGATTGATATAGAGAAATCACAGAAAGCAAGTGATTGGCTCGGTTAAAGGAGGTGAGATGTGTTGAGTAAAAAGAAAAGAAGAAATCAAGGTAATCAGGTAAGAGCGGCACCGGAGAAGGTGTCTTTTTTATGCTCTCCGGATGCCTATGAGACCTTATGTTGTACCGGGTATACCAAGCTTTCCCAAAACCCGGAGATTATGGCGGCGGTCAATAAGATTGCGGCATTGATATCGGGGATGACCTTACATCTGATGAGTAATACAGATAATGGAGATGTCCGGATAAAAAATGAGCTTTCTAAAAAGTTGGATATAACTCCGAATCGGTTCATGACCCGGAAAACATTTACAGCGGTTCTTGTCCGCAGTCTGTTGTTGGAGGGTGACGGGAATGCAGTTGTGTTGCCGGTTTATAAAAACGGTATGCTGGAGGATTTACAACCGATTCCACCGGAGCATTGTACCTTTGTCCCGGATGGGTATGGCTATCATGTGCTTGTAAATGGGGTTCGGTTTGAACCATCTGAGATTTTGCATTATGTCTTGAATCCGGAACCATATTATCCTTGGAAGGGTTCTGGGTATAAAACAACTCTTAGGGAGGTTGCCCACAATCTGAAGCAAGCGGCAGAAACCAAGAAAGGATTTATGGAATCCAAATGGAAACCATCCATGATTGTAAAAGTAGATGCATTGACGGACGAATTTGCAAGTAAGGAAGGACGAAAAAAACTTCTGAACGAATATATCGAGTCCACGGATGCAGGAGAGCCGTGGATGATTCCTGCAGAGCAGTTTGAAGTGCAGGAGGTCAGGCCGCTTTCGCTGAATGACATTGCGATTGAATCCTCTGTCAGATTGGATAAACGAACGGTTGCAGCAATTTTGGATGTTCCACCGTTTGTGGTTGGTGAAGGAAGTTTTGATGCGGATGAATGGAATAACTTTATCAGCACCAGAATCCGTGATATTTGCAACGCCATTGAGCAGGAGAACACAAAAAAGCTTTTAATCAGTCCGGATTGGTTTTTCCGATTCAATATCCGTTCCTTATTTGCTTATGACATCGAAAAGCTGAGTCGTGTCGGTGATGATAACTATACCAGAGGTATCATGACCGGGAATGAGGTTCGTGATTGGTTGGGATTAAGTCCAAAGGACGGACTGGATGAGTTGATTATCTTAGAGAACTACATTCCGCAAGGGATGATAGGAGACCAAAATAAGCTAAAAGGAGGTGACGGCTGATGAGAAATAACAGGCAAATACGATGCAATCTTGCACAGTTTGAGACCAGAGAAGATGGTTCCGGTGATTTATATATCAGCGGATATTTTTCTGTATTCAATTCAACGTATGAAATCTTTCCGGGTGCAACGGAGAGTATAGCAGAAACTGCGTTTGATGATGCTCTATCCGGTGATATCCGGGCATTGGTAAATCATGATACGACACTGGTTCTTGGAAGAAACAAATCAGGAACACTTACCTTGAAAACAGATGCAAGAGGTCTTTGGGGTGATATTAAAATCAACCAAAAGGACATGGATGCAATGAATCTGTATGAGCGGGTAAAGCGTGGAGATGTCGACCAATGTAGCTTTGGATTTGATATTTTAGACGAGGAATTTGAGGACAGAGGAAGCACTGTGCATTGGACAATCCGAAAGGTCAAGCTTTATGAGGTATCTGTCGTGACCTTCCCGGCATACGAGGACACCTCGGTAAGTGCAAGGAGTAAACAACTGGCGGACATTCGGAAGAGGTCTGCCGATGTTTTAAAAAACAAACTAATGTTAAAGTTGAAAGGAGCAAAAGAGTAATGGCATTAAAAACGATGTTTTTAAGAAGCAAGCTTGACAAGGCAAATGCTGATTTGGCACAGCTTCGTGCAAAGGACGAAGACTTTGCAACCAGAGAGGCAGAGCTGGAGCAGGCAATCGGTGAAATCACCGAAGAAACACCCGACGAGTACCGTGAGGAACTGGAGAACCAGGTCAATGCCTTCCATGAGGATAAGGAGGCACACGATAGAGAGAAGGGTGCGTTAGAATCCGAAATCGAAAAGATTGAGGGTGAAATCGCAGAGGAGGAAAAACGCTCTGCACAGGCAATCAAAAAGGTGGAAAAAAGAGATGAAGGGAGAATTGAAACAATGAACGTAAGAACCAAGTTTTTTGGCATGGGTGCACAGGAAAGAGATGCATTCTTTGCAAGAGAGGAAGTAAAGGACTTTTTGCAGAGAACAAGAGAATTGGCAGGACAGAAAAGAGCGGTGACAGGGGCGGAACTTCTGATTCCGACAGTTGTGCTTGATTTAATCAAGGAGAATGTTCTGCAATATTCCAAGCTCTATAAGCACGTCAATGTCCGCAGTGTATCTGGAAAGGCTCGTCAGAATGTGATGGGAACCATTCCGGAGGCAGTATGGACGGAGATGTGTGCAACATTGAACGAGCTGGATTTGAGCTTTACCTCTGTTGAGGTGGACGGTTATAAGGTGGGCGGATATATCGCCATCTGCAATGCAGTTTTGGAGGATTCCGATATCAACCTGGCAACCGAAATTATTTCCGCATTAGGTCAGGCAATCGGTCTGGCGTTGGACAAGGCAATTCTGTACGGAACCGGAACCAAGATGCCGACCGGTATCGTGACAAAGCTGGTTGCAGAAAAGAACAATACCAACGTGATTTCTATCTCCGGCAAAACCGATGCACAGCTCTTTAAGGAGCTGGTGAACGCATCCGGTAAGGCAAAGGGCGTTTACAGCAAGGGCGTGAAGTTCTGGACGATGAACGAAGCAACCTATACCAAGCTGATTGCAAATGCCCTGACAATCAATGCAGCAGGTGCAATTACAGCAGGAATCAACGGTACCATGCCGGTGATTGGCGGTGCAATTGAAGTGCTGAACTTTATTCCGGATGATGTTATCATTGGTGGTTACGGTGATTTGTATCTGCTTGTAGAACGTGCAGGTACTTCGCTTGCACAGTCTGAACACGTCCGTTTCTTAGAGGAACAGACTGTATTTAAGGGCAGTGCAAGATATGATGGTGTTCCGGTTATCGTGGACGGTTTTGTAGCAATCGGTATTGGCGGCTCAAAGCCCACAGCAAATGCAGTAAGCTTTACGGCGGATGATGCAAATTCTGCTTCTGATGCATCCGAGGAATAAGCAAATAGGAGGTGGCAGGCTTGCTTGATAAGGATATTTTAACCGTTTTAAAAACGGATTTACAAATTAGTGCCACGGCATATGATAACTATTTGTCGAATCTGATTGAGCTTTCAAGGTCTGCCATCTGCCGGGAGGGCATCATCCTGGAGGATACCATCGAGGACGGTATGCTGGTAGAAATGTATGCGGCATACCTTTACCGGAAGCGTAGAGAGGAAACGGTGGCAATGCCACGCTCTCTGCGTTATGCCCTCAATAACCGCTTATTCAGTCAGAAAGGGAGTGCGGAGTGATGGATGGTATTGCTTATCTGATTCAGTCGGGAGGCTATATCGAGGATGAAATCGGACAGCGGCTTCCGGCAGAGGAAATCCGTACAGAAATTTTTGTTTCGGTTGCATCTGTCAGCCGTTCTGAATTCTTTGGTGCCGGGAAAACCGGACTGACACCGGAGTATGTTCTAAAAACCGTGTCTGTGAATTATTCCGGCGAAAAGGAACTTGAATATGACGGTGAAAGATATGCGATTTACCGGACATTCTCTCCGTCCGATTCTGATGAGATTGAGCTTTATATCAGCAAAAAGGTGGGTGTGATATGAGCATTGGTATTGATGAGCTTTCAGAGGCAATCATGAAGGAAATGGAAGCCTACACACAAGAGGTCGAATCTGTGACCGGTGAAAAACTGGATGAAATTTCAAAACAGCTTGTATTCAGTTTGCGAAATAACCCGAATATCCCGGTGAGAACAGGAAAGTACAAAAAAAGCTTTTACTTTAAAACGGTTGCAAAGGGTAGGGGGTATCATAGAAATGTGATAGCAAACAGGCGGTATTATATGACGCATCTTTTGGAAGATGGTCATGCAATACATGGCGGCACATCCAGAACAAATAAACATCCTCACTGGTCCGAGGCAGAAAAGTTGGCAAAAAAATTACTGGAGGGATTCAGTTTATGACAATCGCAACATTTGCAAATGAGATAAAGACCTTGGGGATTCCGGTTGCGTATGGCGTGTTTGAGGAAGCACAAAAGCCTCCATATATGCTTTATGATATGGATGAGCATGATTCGGTTTTTGCTGATAATATCACATATGCAGAGGGCGAACACTATCGCCTTGAACTGTATACGCAGTACCGGGATTTGAAGCTTGAAAAAGCAATTAAGGAATTACTGACAAAAAACGAAATCCCGTATGAAATGACGGGGAGTTACCTCTCTGACGAGAAGCTCAGAGAGACTGTATTTTATTTTTCTTTGTGATAAGGAGGAAAACAAATGGATAAAAACAAAATTACTTTTGGATTAAAAAATGTATATTATGCAAAAATTACTGCAGAGGGAACTGATGGTGTAGAATACGGAAAACCGGTTCCGATGCCGGGCGGTGCAAGCATTTCGCTGCCGAAAAACGTTGAAAAGATTGCAATTGCGGGAGATGATGACCCGGAGTATGTAGTTATCTATGACAACAAGGGCTATGAGGGGGATTTGGTGCTTTATGATGTTCCGGATTCGTACCTCACAGATTGCTTAGGCATGACCGTGGATGGAGATACGGTCGTTGAGAATAGGAAAGACAGACCTTCCCCGTTTGCATTGCTGTTTGAGTTTGACGGCGACAAAAAGAAAAAGCGTCATGTTTTATATAGATGTATGGGAGAGAAGCCGGATATTGCATCCCAGACAAATGGCAACGGTGTAAATCCGAATCAGGTAACCTTGAAGCTTTCTGCAACTCCGGCAAAGAACACCGGGGATATCAAGAGAACCTGCCTGCAATCTGAAAACGAGGTTTATAACAAATGGTTTGATGCCGTACAAGTAAGCGGAACATCTACGGCAGAGTAATTTGAATGGGGTCGGGGAGCTTGCTCCCCGAGTTCACTATAGGAGGTAACATATGGAAAAACAAATTATTATTGACGGAAAAAAGATTAAATTGGAAACAAATGGGCTTGTGCCTTTTATTTATAAAAAACATCTTGAACGGGATTTTTTTGATGATGTATATACGCTGTCGACCGGGGCGGCGGATATCGAAATTCTTTATTATCTGACATGGGTCTTTGCAAAAACGGCAGACAGCGAGCTTCCGGATTTGGAAACATGGTTTTCTTCTTTTACTGCCTTTCCTGTCAGAAAGTATATCAATGAATTGGTATCGTTATCGGTTGCAAGCTTATCTACGGGGGAAAAGAAAGAAAAAAAACACAAAGCAACGGAGGAGAACGATTAACCTATGAGCTTTATGCTATGCTTGTAAGAAAAATCGGATTCTCTGTTGCTGATTTAAAGTTTTTCAATATCGGGAATTTGATAGATATTATGTGTGAAATGTTTGGGCTTTCCGAACAGGAGGCGACACAGGAGGATTTTGATAATTTTTAAAAAAATTTAAAAAAAACCAAACTTTCAAAATCTGATGTTATCCGAATGGGAATTGATAAGATTTATAATGAAATCAAAAACAAAAAATAGAATTTTTACCACGTTCTTTGTGAGCGTGGTTTTTTCGTGCAAAAAAATAAAAAGGAGGCGATGCTATCGTGGCAGGAAAAATAAAGGGAATCACCCTTGAAATCGGCGGTGACACAACGGGGCTATCAAAAGCTCTTTCTGATGTCAATAAAAAAACAAGAGATGTCCGCTCTGAATTAAGAGCAGTAGAACAGGCATTAAAATTAGACCCGAAAAACACAGAAATTCTTGCACAAAAGCAGAATCTTCTTGCAAAGAATATCGAGACCACCGAAACAAAGTTAGAGGCGTTAAAGAAAGCAAAGGCCGATGTAGATAAGCGAATGGCAAGCGGTGACACGCAAACGAGTGCGGAGCAATATCGGGCGTTGCAACGTGAAATTTTAAAAACCGAAAAGGCATTAGAAGACTTGTCAGACGAAAGTGAGAAAACCGGCAAGGAATTAAAGAGCATCGGCACGACCGGCAAGAGTGTTTCGGAATTAAAATCTATCTTTGGAACGGTACCAAAGGGAGCGGCTGGTTTTGGTGCGGCAGTAGTTGGTGTAGCTGCAGGTCTTTCGCAGTTAGAGGCAGAGACGAGAGAGTACCGGGAGGATGTAAACAAATTAAATGCCGCATTTGTAGCAGCGAAAAAAAGTCCGGAAGATGCAAAGAAAGCGTTTTCGGACTTTTATGGTCTTTTGGGAGAAGATGACAGGGCAATTGAGGCGGTCAACCATCTTGCCGAACTGACAAATAATCAAAAAGAGCTTTCTGACTGGACGTTAATCGCAGCAGGTGTCAATGCAAAATTCACGGATTCATTGCCGATTGAAGGCTTGACCGAAGCCGCAAACGAAACTGCAAAGGTCGGACAGGTTACAGGTGTTCTTGCCGATGCGTTGAACTGGGCAGGAGAATCTGAAGATAAATTCAATGAAAAGCTTGAAAAGCTCAAAACCGAGGAAGAAAGAGCTGCATTGATTACTGAAACCTTGAACGGACTGTATGCAGAGACCGGAAAGCAGTACATGGAAATGAATGCGTCTACGATTGCAAACCGTGAGGCTCAACAGCATTGGAACGACACAATGGCAAAGGTCGGTGAAATTGTTGCACCTGTAAAAGCACAAATCATTGAATTTGGAGCAAAGCTTCTGGATAATGTGGTGACAACCATTACCGCAAAGAGTGAAACAGAAAAGCTTGTTGAAGCTATCAGGGCTGAAAATGAGGCTTACAGAGAAGCAAAAATTGCACAGGAAGAAAAAACCTCTGCCGCTGTTGCGGAAATTGATTACACAACACGATTGTATCATGAGCTAAAAACACTTGCTGATGAAAACGGGAATGTGAATGAAGCAAATAGGCTTAGAGTGGAATATATTCTCGGTGAATTAAATGAAGCACTCGGGCTTGAATTAAAGCTCACCGGAGACCAAATAAAAGGATATCAGGATTTGAGTAGTTCCATTGAGGAAATGCTTGCAAAAAAACGTGCTGAAATCATTTTGGCAAGTCAGGAAGAAAGCTATAAGGCGGCAATTGTCGCTATTGATGAAAAAAGAGCGAAGCAAAGCGAGCTTTATATTAAGATTTTAGAAAAAGAAGCTCAGTATGAAAAACTTGCGGCGGAGAAAAACAAGGCTGGTGCAGTAGACAGAGCAAAAGCAATGTCTCAGATTCGGGGTGAGTTAGCAGAACTACAGGCAGCCTATGAAGAAAACGACACAGTTATCAATGAGTATTACGGCAATATAGCAGATTATGAAAGTAATTATGCTGCTTTGCTTTCTGGAAATGCAGAAAATATAAAGCAAATCAATAACAGTGTGGGTGAAAGCTTCAAGATTGCAGGAGAGGCTACGGAAGATGAGTTAGAAAAACAAGTTATGCTTTCGGCAACCAAATATGCAGAAATGCAAAAGAAGGTTGACGAGGGTGTAAAGGGTGTTACTCAGACAATGGCAGACGAGGCGTTGATTCAGTATCAGAATGCTTGTACAGAATATGAGAAAATCGGTAAAGCAATTCCGGAAGGTATGCAGGTTGGCATTGATGGCGGAAAACCATTTTTAAAAAGTAAAATCGGCAGTTTTATTGCAGAGCTGAAAACCTGGTTTACCAAACCTTTGGATATCAACTCGCCTTCCGGATGGGCAGAAGAAATTGCTGAATTTGTCGATGAAGGTCTTGCACTTGGTTTAATCAAAAACAAAGAAAAGGTTAGAAGAGCATTTAAAGATGTTGTAGAGGTTTTTGAGGAAGAACATGAGGATTTGACAGAAGAAGAACAACACTATCAGGGTGAGTTATTAAGGATTCAGACAGAGGGAACCGAGGAACAGAACAAAGAGTATTTAAAAGGGCTTGAAGCACAAGCAGAGGCGGCAAAAAAACACCGTCAGCAGATAAGGGAAATCTATCAAGGCATGGTCGAGGATGTTCAGAAAAGAATTGCTGCACTACATTCTGAAATGACATCGTACAAAAATGGTTTATCCTCGGTTAATCTGATTCAGGACGAACGGGAGCATCTTCTGTTTGAATTAAACGGTGAAAAATTCACCCGTACTGAGGAAAGAAAGCTTGCAGACTTATCCGGAAAGGTTCAGGAGTTAGAAGCCTTTTATCAGAATCTTTTGAGCTTGGAAGAAATTGGCATTGATGAATCTATGATTGAACAAATCAAAAAGCTTGGAGGGGAAAACGGTGCAATCCTTGCAGAGGAATTATTGCAGGCAACACCGGAGCAAAGAGATAAGTTTGTTTCTGATTTCAAAAAAATAGGTGAGCTTTCCGGCAAAGCGACAGCTGAAGTCTACAAGGATGAAATTCAAACATTGGCTGTGGATACAAAAAATCTTTTTACAGATTTGAATCCGGATATGTTAAAGGTGGGTGAGGATTGGGGAACCTTACTTGGGAGCGGCATTGTTACCAAATTAAAGGAAACGCTCTCCGGGTTGGGTGGACTTGTTTCTTTTGCCGGTACCGTTCCGGGCGGAAATGTCTATCAGACAACGATTAACCAGCAGATATGGGGTGGCGCCGGAACGGTTGTTGAGATTGAAAAGAAGACAAGGCGAACAATGGAAAATATTGGTAATTGGGGGGTATTGGCATGATTCACAACAGATATTTTCGATTTAAAGATATTCATATCACCAACCGGGGGGACTATGTATTGACAGGTGTTTCCAATTTGGAGACCGGTTCGACAACCAAGCGAAAGGTTGAATATGCCTCCAGCGACGGTGTAGTTTATCGGGATATTTTATACAATGAACGTGCCTTTGAAATCAGCGGAATCATTCATGCAGAAAATTCAGAAACAATGGTGCGGTTAAAAAGAAAGCTGATTACGGCATGTTCGTTAAAGGAAAGTGTCCGGATATACTATTGCAACCGGGAAAACACATATTCTGCGGAATGTTACTTTGATAAACTCCCAACCTTTGGAGCAAGGAAACAATGGTGGTTGCCGTTTAAACTTTATGTAACGATTCCTGGATTCTACTGGCAATCAGGACATCTGCGTGAGTTTAATCTATTCCAGTACAAAGATGATGTGACAGATACCTTCACACTTCCTTGTGTTTTTACAAGTCTTGTAAATGAGGCGAAAATCGTCAATTCCGGGGATGTGGAAGCGTTCCCGGTTTTTACGATTGTTTGCAATGCGACCGCTTCCGGAAGTGCGGCCATCGAGAATCTGACAACCAAAAAAAAGCTTGTATTAAACTATCTGCCTACGGTGGGTGAAATCATTACCGTGGATTCGTATAATCAGCGGATAACCAGCAACCTTGCCGGGAATATCACCGGGAAAATCACCCTGGATTCTGAGTTCTTTTCCTTGCAGACGGGAGAAAATAATCTTTTGTGTGATGCCGTTGGAACTTATGTAAAAATTTCATTTTATGAAAATTATTTAGGTGTTTAGGTGGTGCTCAAATGATAGTAAAAACATTTAATCCGGTCACACTTGAGGAAAAGGAAACAATCCCGGAAATTATCAGCATCGTATACAACAAACGATTTTACCGTGTGGGAAGCTTTGAGATTAAGACCACATCGAATAAGTTCTCAGAAAATGATATCATTGCTTTTTTTTATAATGGTATGATACACAGCGGTATCGTTTTAAAGATTATCGAGCAGACAGATTCAATCAGCATTCTTGGAAATGATTTAAAGGGTATTTATGGATTCCGTTATGTCACAAATCCGAAAGAACAAAAAGGAACTCCGGACGCAATTATCAAGTCTTTTGTAACGGAGTTTTTGCTGACCGGTGACCGGAAGATTGCCGGACTGACTATTTCGGCAGATACGATTGACGGAAATGCAACCAGTTTCACGCCGGAGGCAAAGATGCTGGATGAAATTCTGGAGGAGCTTTGCCTTGCTAATGAAATTGGAACAGCAGTTGAATTTGATTTGCGAGGGTTGCAGTTTCGCACGTTAAAGGGTGCTGACCTTTCGGAAAATATCAAATTCGGAAAACGGTATCGGAATCTTGAAGATTACACTTACACACGGGATATTTTTCAGACCTATAATGTCGGGTACTCTGTGGATGATGAAGGGACGGAGATAGTCACCGGAACTGCTGCAGGCATCCTGCGGCGTGAATGCTTCAAAGAAAAAAACATTGACGAGTATCTGGCAGAGCATGGAGCAATGGAAACAATTGTTGCAGAGGCATCTGACCGATATATCTATGGGAAGGATTATAATCTGGGGGACTATGTGACCGTGGAAACAGAACGTGTCCAGACGGTCATGCAGATTACCGAGATAAAAGAAATTTTTGAAAGACGGGGGAATGTGATAATTCCGGTGTTCGGAGTGGAAAAACAAAACCCGATAAAAAAATTACTAAGAAAGGAATGATTTTATGTCAGAAATCGCATACAGTACAGCTATTACAGCAGAGGATGTGAATAATCTTGCCGTGGACTTAGGTGCTACAGAATTTTCTCAGTTTCAAAATTCAGAGCCTTATGCCGTGCAACAGCTTAACAACATCACAAAGGACCTGGTCTCAGCCGGAATCCTGCTGTCACTAAATCAATGCAAGCTAACAAAAGCAGAAGATAAAGTGACGATAGATACTGGAATTATTGTGTTTAACAATGGGGCAAAGAAAAGAATCACCGAAGCTTTGCAGGTGGATTTCGTGGCAAATACATACATTTATGCGTTGAACAATACAGCGACAAATACCTGTCAGATAGTTGTGTCGGAAACGGAGCCGGATTCAACAAGTGACTACGTGATGCTGGGACAGGTGGATGCAGATGGGAATGTGTTGGATAAGAGGTTTTTTTCAAAATATAAGGCGGCACCGAATGCAGCGATTACTCCAATTCATCATGACACTTATGAGATTGCTTTCTCTTCAAAACCAACTGAAACTATTTTGCGAAAAACAATAGATGTTGGAGATGCTTCGTATGCATTTGTGGCAGTAAATGGGACGAATTCGATTGGAAGAATAGTACCTCTTGATGAAACGGGAAAAAGTGGTTCGTTTTGTGTGAACAAGGTGTATGGTCAGTCCGGATATAGCTATTCCCAACATATTTATTTTAAGAAAAACGGCTCCATTCTTGAAATTTATGGAAGTTCAGAAAATTTTATTCGAGACCATAAAGCAACTATCGAGCTATATCTATTTTGAGGGGGAACATTATGATAATTGTATTAAACGGAAAAGATTTAGAATATGCCAAGGACGATTCCTTTGAGCTGCCGATTGAGGAAAGCTATGACGGTGAATTTGCAGACGGCTCCTCGTTGCAGTTTGTGGTAGCAAAGAACCCGGATGCAGAGCCGGTTATCAACGAGACGTACTCTCTCCGGTCGGACAGAACCTTTTTGATTCAATTGAACGCAAATAATAAAAAGGCACTTGCTATCAGCGAAAATCCATATATCTATCGAATCACTTTGATTCATCCAAACGGAAATCGTGATACATATAAGTGCGGTGATTTGGCAGTAAAGTGGGGTGTAAACGTATGAAACTGGGAGGACAAAATAAACCGCTTGTTATTGGTTCAGGAAGCGGACCGGTGACAGAACATAATAAATTAAAAGGTCTGAGCTACGAGGAATCCGGACATACTGGTTTCCAAAAAGCAGAAGAAGGCAAAGGTCTCTCTACCAACGACTTCACCGATGCAGAAAAAACGCAGCTTTCTAATTTAAAGAAGGCGTATGTGTTTGTCGGCTCTGTTGCATCGATGGGATATATGCCTGAATATGTAGATGATATACCAGACGGGATAACGCCGGTTTACAATTATATTGGTGACGATATTTTGTATACACAGCCTCATGGTGGTGGTGCTCCGTATCAAGTCACATGTGTCGGATTTGGTATTAATCAAATGGAAGATGGTTCATATCGTGTCTATTTTGATGTCCCACAAAACGAAGGGATTATTTTTTATAAGGATTTAGATATTCATTTAACTATCGGAGACGATGCAGACAATACATTAGGAACTTTAAATACAAAAGTTTTTGATGTGTATGGTGTCGATTCGACTGAAAATAACGTAAGAGTTGTTACTGGTTTATCATCAGAAATACCAAAAAAAGTATTGTGGGTACAATGTTCTCCAGTTGTAAAAATACGAAAGGGAGACAATATTGCCATTCTTACAGTAGCAGGAAAGGTATTTTACGAAGTTTTATCTCATAATTATGGCGAGGAAATGAATGTTTTGCAGGAAGAATATAAAGCAATGA